TCAAGCATTGCATTTGGCGCAATGTACCCGACCGGGGAAGTTTTGAACATTGCAACTCCAAGCATGAACCAAGTCGGTCAATATACATTGACGGACGATTGCACACGTATAAGGGTTTATGCAGGAACTGTAAGCCAATCTGGTACTGCTACAATGAAAATTGAAACAAAAGGCGTAAGGAATAATGAGTTTATAAGTAATTATATATTTGGTTCATATTATAAAAGAAAAGATACCGCAAATGATGTTGGAACATTTTTCCAAAAAGGGTTGTCTGTAAATTTAAGAAAGGGAACAAATGTAAAAATAACATTCAATGGAACGGCGCAAATAGATTATGCGGTATTTGCATTAAAATACCCAAATGGAGAAATACAAAATTTATACTATGGTGGAATAAACAGAGAATTTAACGTTGTATTAGAGGATGATTGTACTAATATAAGATATTTTATACACAACGTAGTATCGGCAGGAAATGTTGAATTTATTATAAGTTCGGAGCCACAAATAAATGCGGTGCAAATAAACGGAGGTTCAATGTCAATTTTGGGAGATTCATATTCAACTTATGGGCTTTGGATTCCGGCAGGAAATTCCGTTTGGTATGGTATAGATGGCGAAGATGGTAATAATTCACAAACAAACAACGTAAATTCTGTTACGCAAACATGGTGGTATAAATTGTGTAAAAAATTAGGCGTAAGTTTAATGCTAAATGAAAGTTATAGCGGTTCAACAATTTGTAATACGGGATATAGTGGAGGCGATGCGTCGGGATATTCATTTGTTCATAGAATGGTAAATTCTATGGGGCAAGAAAATGCGCTTAAACCAAAGCCAAACATAATTGTTTTGTTTGGAGGTACAAATGATAGTTGGGCAAATTCCCCATTGGGAGAATTAAAATATAGCGATTGGACGGATGATGATTTAAAAAATGTTTTACCCGCAATATGTTATATGTTTTATTATGTGCAGAAATGGAACCCCGGAGCATTAATATTGAACGTAGTAAATACCGGATTGAAACAAGAAATAGTTTCCGGATTTCAGCAAGCAACGCAATATTATGGTATTGAAAATATTGTTTTATCAGAATTTGGGAAAGAAAGCGGACACCCCAATATAGATGGAATGGATTCAATATGCGACCAAATATATAACTACATAAAAAATTTATAAAATGGAAAGATTAATTAATTGGGAACAATGGCGTATTATCGCAGTTTCAACGGTTAGCCCATTATTGGGTTATTTGACACCGACAAAAGGTTTTGTTTATGCGTTAGTAGTAATGTTTGCGTTCAATATTTGGGCGGGAATGAGGGCGGACGGCGTGGCGATTGTGCGATGCAAAAACTTTTCGTTCCGGAAGTTTAAAAACGCATTGTGCGAAATTCTGTTGTATCTGTTTATCGTGGAGGCGATTTTTGTAATAATGAAAAATTGCGGCGATGAAAATGCGGCGGTTATCGTGGTAAAATCACTAACATACGTGTTTATGTATGTGTATTTGCAAAATGCGTTCCGCAATCTGATTATTGCGTACCCCCAAAATTTGGCATTACGTATTATTTACCATGTTATCCGTTTGGAGTTTACAAGGGCTTTGCCGTCGCATTTGCAACCGATAATTGACAGATTGGAAAAAGAATTTGGGGACGGCCCCGACAAAAACAATAAAAAGAAAGGAGAAAACGAAAATGAGTAAAGTTGTAATTCTTGATGGAGGTCACGGCGTGGATTGTGCCGGGAAACGTTCCCCCATTTGGGGGGACGGTTCCCAATTGTTTGAATGGGAGTTTAACCGTGACATTGTACGCCGTATTGCGGCGATGTTGAAAGCGGAGGGAATAAAGTTTGAAATTTTGGTACCGGAGGACAACGACGTATCATTACCGGAACGTTGCCGACGTGCAAACGTTATCCATGCAGATTGCGGCAACAACGCCGTTTTGTTTAGCGTTCACGGGAACGCCGGAGGCGGCACCGGGTGGGAATGTTATACAAGCGTAGGACAAACGAAAGCGGATGCAATCGCAACCGTTCTTTGTAAGGAGGCGGAAAAAGAGTTTGCCCCGGATGGTTGGAAAATGCGCTTTGACCATACCGACGGCGACCCGGACAAAGAAAACCAATTTTACATTCTGAAACATACGGTTTGCCCGGCGGTATTATCTGAAAACTTTTTCATGGATACCGAAAAAGATTGCCGTTTTATGTTGTCAGACGCCGGGCGTGAACGTATTGCAAAAATTCATTATGAAGCGATAAAACGTATCTTATGAAAAAATATTTAATAATAGCGGCAATTGCTTTGGCGGTTGCCGCCGCCTTTTGGGTGCAACACGTCAAAATAAAGAGGTTGACCGAGGAACGGGACAAATACCGGAGCAATACCGAAATACTATTGCAGGACGTCAAGACGTACCAAACGAAAGACAGTTTGAACGCAATCAAAGTCGGTAATTTGGAGTTGTCATTGGCGGAATACAAAAAGTACCGGGCGGACGATTTGGCGTTGATAAAGACATTGCAGACAAAGAACCGGGATTTGCAAAGGGTTACGACGGCACAAATGGAAACGATAAACGAATTACGGGCAAACGTCCGGGATAGTATCGTATATTTGCCCGGCGACACGGTTACGACCGTATTACGTTGTATTGAGTATTCCGACAAATGGGTTGATTTTGACGGATGTATTATAAATAATACGTTTTCGGGCAAAATTATAACACGGGATAGCCTTTTAATAACGGAAACTGTGCAATATAAACGCTTTCTTAATTTTCTATGGAAAACAAAACGGATAAAAAACCGTGAATTTGATATTGTTTCAAAAAATCCAAATTCAAAAATTACCGGATTTGAAGTTATAACTATAGAGAAATAACTATCTTTGCACAAACGGGGATAGGTTGGAGTAGCTACCAACCGAAAGGGTAAGCCAACAGCCCGTCCCCGTTTCTCTTAAATGTTGGCTTACTTATAAAGTTGGCAAATATGGAAATTTGGAAAGATTTAACCGGGTATATAGGAATATACCAAGTTAGTAACAACGGGCGTATAAAATCATTATCCCGTAAAATAGCAAGAAAGAACGGGCAAATTGCCATAGTTAAAGAGAAAATATTAAAACCTAAAAAAGACCGTTACGGATATTTTTTTATTGTATTAAGCAATAACAACATAAGGAAAACAATATTAGTTCATAGATTAGTTGCGGCGGCTTTCATTCCGAACCCGGATAATTTACCGGAAATTGACCATATCGACGGCGACCGGATAAATAACCGAGTAAATAATTTACGTTGGTGTACACGCAAGCAAAACGCCAACAATCCAATATCAATTGAGCGTTACCGAAAAGCCGGAATAATTCAAAAGCCATATAAACAACTGCAAATTCCGGTTCAACAATTAAAGGACGGTTTTTTGATTGGTTCCTATTCAAGTATAAGAGAGGCGGAACGAACAACCGGGATAGCGCATACAAGTATAAGCCGAGTAATACGGGGAACATTAAACACGGCGGGCGGCTATAAATGGAAATATAAAGAGTAATAACAGGGGGTTGTAACATGGCGTTGCGACCCCTTTTTGTTTTTGCCCGTTTTCCGCCCCGTATTTCAATTATTTTGTTTGAATGGATAAGTACCCACCCCGGCAAATAAAGTGGCTTAAAATGAAAATTCGCCAAAAATAACTTTGCGGGGAGCCAAAAGAACCGTTTTTTGTCCGAAAATCGAAAATAAAAGAAAATTCTTTTGGTAGTTAAAATAAAATGCCCTATCTTTGTGCCATGTTAATAAAACGACCGGGCGTTTTCCCGGCAACAAAAAGAGCGATACAATGAAGCCCGAAGATATTTACAACGGTTTGGAATATACAACAAAAGAGATTAACCGTACTTTCAAAATCAAAGTAAACGGATTGTTCAACGGCAAAAAGATTAACACGTTGGTTGGCGTTTACGGTTTGATTAAGTTAGTAGGCGTTGAAATGGCGAACAAATTATTGCGCCGTGCTTTCCGTTGTGTCAAAGACGCCGAACATTGTAAGTTGCGCCGGGGTTTGAAAATATCCTTTTATTATTACTAATCCGACCGGGCGGGTTCCCGGAACCAAATAAATTTCAAATATGGAAACAAAGAAAAGAACACAGGCGACGGACATTGCCGAGATTGCAACCAAGTTAGACGGCAAAGTTAAATTTTCGTCAATCATTTACAGCCAACAAATGTTGTCGGAGAAATACCGGGAAACAGGGGTAAACGATATGTATTTTATCGGCAAAAAATTTGGGTTGTGGTTTTATACAAGCCGGGCGGCATTAGATAACCTTTGTTATCTGCAAAACCCTAAATTCCCGACGTGGGTATTGTGCGAAAATTCATTGAGTTTGTACGAAATAAGATAATAACCCGCCGGGGGTTCGCCCCCGGCACAATAACAAAGATTATGGCAAAGTATATTTTGAGCAAGAAAGCGAAAGGCAAAAAGTATCAATACACCGTTACCGACGAAAAAGGCAACGTTATTTCAACAAGAACGTCCGCCCGTGATTATGTGGCGTGTACCGCCAACGGCGAATTTTATTTTGGGCGGTTGGACTTAATCGGCAAAGGCGACCACGGCAAAGGGTTGAGCCGCACGACGGAAATATTGGCAAATCCCGAACGGGCGTATAAAAAGCAAGTCGCATACTTTGTGCCGTCTTATCGGAAAGAATGGATTGCCGAGAACCCCGCCGACGAATGGATTGCCCGCAATGTTAATTGGGCAACCGAACGCCAAAAGGAATTAAACGCAATCGCATATTTACAGCCGGGGGAATAACCCCGGCTTTGCCTGTTATGGATATACGATTGACAGAGGAACAACGGGAAATATTGAGCGGTCGAATTTGCCCGTATTGCCACGTTCCGACCGAGTACAAAAATAGTATTGAGGTTTACGGCGTTGATTATGGAATGATTTATTATTGTCCCCAATGCGGGGCGTATGTGGGTGTTCATAAGGGAACCGACCGGGCAAAGGGTCGATTGGCAAACGCCGAGTTGCGCCGATGTAAGATTGAAGCGCACCGATATTTTGATGAATTGTACAAACGTGGACTAATGAAGCGACGGGAGGCGTACAAATGGTTATCCGACCAATTGGGATTACCCCCGGAATATACGCATATTGGAATGTTTAACCCCGAAACGTGCGCAAAGGTCGTGGACGTTTCAAAAAAGTATTTATTAACCATGCGATTTGCATTAAGACGACAGGATAAAATAAAAGCGCATTTTGAACCCAACGGGGACGAAATGTTGAACCGGATAAAAGAGAGTTTAACCCGGTTTTTTGCCGCCGACCGTTCGGAGTTCCCGGAGGGATACCGGGAAATTGAGGACTGTTTTAACCAATTGCCGGGGGAACCATACCCGACCATTGCAATAAACGACGTCGGTAACGACGACCGAATGATTGAATTTTATGTTACCGGAAAACAATACGACGTTTACCACGTCGCATTTAAGGGGTTTACAAAGGGTTAAGATATGGAAAGCGTAATTATTGAGGAAATGCGGGCGTTCTTACGATTGGATTTGCCCGACCGACAAAGACAATATTTTACCGATACAATCGCCGTCGCAAAACGTGTTGAGGTCGTAAAAGCGGCGGACGTATTCGACGAACGGGAAATTGAATTGATACGCCGGACGGTTCGCCCGGCAGTCAAAGAGTGCTATAAAAATGCGCATTTGCTGACGTTGTTATTTCCCGACCGGGTGCAATACGTTGAGGGCAAAACGAACGTATTTATACCAATCGACCACGCATTTAACCGGGTCGGGAACAAATATATTGACATTACGTTTGAGTTCGCATTGGGGGTAGACCCAACGCAATACGAATATGTGGCGTTTGGGGAATATCTGGCGGGCGTTATTGAGGAAATAACCGACCAAACGGGATATTATGGCAATATATACCGATTTTGTTATTGTGCGGCGCAAATGGCGTTGGAAAAGATGAACCCCCGGACGTAACAGATACGCCGGGGGTTCGGTACGCAGTAACCGAGAGCGATTTTTGGTAATGCGGTATTGCAAAGGTAGGTTAAAAATCGGATATTTCACGCACCCGGCAAAAATGATTTCGCAAAACAAAGATTATATTTTTGGTAATTAAAAAATCTTTCTACCTTTGCAGAACAAAAGATTAACAGCCTACCCGGAGGGATACCGGGAAATGATATGAAAATAAAAGAAAGTGAGCAATTAAAGATATTGGCGACCGAAAGCGGGAAAACAGCCAACCAAGTATCCGAAACAATCGTTACGGAGTTAATCAACAAACAGATTATCGAGAACATAAGCGACAATTGGGGGTTCCCGGTCGCCGATTGTTACGAACGGGATGTTACCGTTGTGGAAATGGTGGACGTTATCCGGGCAATTGGTATTTACCCGGTTCGTTCCGTCCATTTGGACGCCCTGTTGGAATGTGTATTGATTGGCGACGATGATTGCCCGGAGTGTGGCGGGGAAATGGAGGTTACAGACGGCGAGTATAGACGTACCGGAGGCGACGGATATTTGACCCCGCCGGAATATAGCCCGATTTGGGAGGAAAAAACGTGCCGCAATTGCGGATACAAAGAGAGCAACGAACCAAGTTATTAACAAAAAAATTTAAGTTATGGCATTGAGATTAAGAGTAAACGAAGCAATCGCCCGTTCCGAGGCGAACGGGAAAAAGGTTTTGAAAAAAGACATTGCCGCCCGTCTTTTTGAGGGTGCAAGCGAGAGCGCACAACAGGTAAATATGACGAATTTATGTAACGGCACGACCAAACGGATTGTCCCGGAATGGGTCGTTATTCTTTGCGAAATGTTGGATTGTACGGCGGATTACCTGTTTGGCATGGAGGGCGGAAACAATGAAAAGTAAGTTTATCGAATGGTTGGAAGCCGCCGCCGAAACCATGTTTTCCGGGTTGTTTCAAGCGAAAGCCCTAATTGTTACGTTTGGCGCATTGGGGTTATGTTGTTTGATTGGCGCATTTTGGAACCCGTGGCAATTGTTATTTGCGGCAATGTGCGCCGCAATGGTATTATGTGGAATTTCAGAATATAAAAAGTACAAGTAATGAGAGCAAAGAGCGATAAACCGGGCGACCCGGTAAAAGAGGTTGCGGGAACCGTCGGCAATGTTGCGTCGGATATGTTCCCGGAGATTAACGAGGAACAACAAACAATTATTCCCCCGTTCGTTGATGTTCAACCGGAACAACCAACCGGAGTGTTTGAGATAATACCGGGCATGACGGTTGAGGAAATGACGGCAATGTTTTTCGACGAAAAAACATTGATTGAACCCCCGTATAAGGTTTGGCAGTTAAACAGCAAGGGACACCGATATTATTACCGATATGACGACGCCGGGAACCCGGAGTTTTTCCCGTCGGTTACAACTATATTGTCCCAAACATTACCCAAAGCCCCGCACCTTATAAATTGGATTGCGAACAAAGGCATTGAGGAAGCCGAGCGATACAAAGGCGAACGGGCAGCGTATGGAACGTTTATGCACGCCGCATTTGAGGAATTATTGATTAACCGGGCGTATGATTTGGACGGGCTAAAAGGCAAACTAAAAGAATACATTGAGGTTTACCGATTGCCGGATGACTTTATTTATTACGCTGACGATTTGAAAAAGGACGTATTGGCGTTTGCGCAATTCGTATTGGATTATGATGTACGACCGTTAGCCGTTGAAATTGCGTTGGTACACCCGTATTACAAGTACGCCGGAATGATTGATTGCCCGTGTACCATGCGGGCAAAGATTGGAAGCGACGACCGGATTAACGCAATTGTCGATTTCAAAAGCGGGCGCAAAGGCTTTTATGAGGAAAGCGAAATACAATTGGGGATGTACCGGGATATGTGGAATGTCAATTTTGAGCAATTCCCCGTTACCCGTATTTTCAATTTCAGCCCGAAAGATTGGCGCAAAAAACCGTCGTACAATCTGAAAGAGCAAACCGAAAGCCCCAATATACGCAAAATCCCCTATCTGTTGGAGATTGCCGCCATTGAGGACGAAAAGCGGGATAATACGTTTACGGCGGTTAATGGTATGGTTGTATTGGACGACGCCCCGGATTTGTCCCAAAATGTAATATCGTTGTCTTTGGCGGAATTGATTAAAACTAAAGCCCCCAAAGAGGCGACCCCGGACGAAACCACGGACGCCGCCGATACCGTCAAAGCGGATGCGGTTGCCCCGGAACAAACGCCGGAACCGGAGATTAAGAAAACAAAGATTGTGAAACGCACCGGGAAAACGGCAAAGGAGGCGGAAAAGAAGCCCGCCACGGGACGAAAGACGGCAAAACGGACAGTTGCACCGGAAAAGGAACAAAAGCCCGCAAATGCGCTAAAAAAGCCCAAAAACGAGAATAAGAAAAGATTGTTGAACGACGACCCCGAAATATAAAGAGCATGAAAGGACGAATAAGACGACCTGAGGCGGAAAAATCCCGTTTGATTTTGCCCCGTGTCGGACAAATAAAAATCGGAATGAAAAACGCCAACGGATACCCGCAAAGCGTGGATTATTTCATACCAACGGGAAAGTATGCCGGGTTATTTACACAGGCATACGGCGAAAAACCCCAAACAATCCAAATCGTTTTCCCGGACGACGACCCGGCGAAAGTATGCAACGAGCGGTACGAGTACCGGGACGACGACGGACGATTGATTGCGGCGGGCGATGGCGACACTTTCCAAGTATGGGATGGAAAGAAATACGAAACGTTGACAACGGAGAAATACCCAAACTTAATGCAGTCGATAACCAAGCGTTACCCGAATAAAAAGAGCCGCCAACCCGATTGCGACGGTTGGGAGGTTACATTAACGCTAAACTTTATTGTCCCTTTAGTTCGTGGGGTTGCCGGGGTTTGGCAATTTGCCACAAAGGGAACGGCGTCCACAATCCCACAAATACGGGAAACGTTCGACGGTATGTTAGCGGAACGGGGATTTTGCAAAGGCATTATCTTTGATTTGAATGTACAATTTGCCACGACCCAAAAGCCGGGCGACCGTTCCCGTTTTCCCGTCGTGTCGTTGGTTCCCAATGAGAGTGCCGACAATGTTTTGAAAGTACGTAAGGCGTGGGAACCTGTAAAGCAATTGGATAATGAATAAAAAATGCTATATTTGCGTCGATAAAACAAACGACTACCACCGTTTGCAAAGTATTGCTAATTTATTTAGCGTAAAGCCCGTTTTCCGGTGTGTGGTAGCCCGGATTGCGGGCTTTTATATTTTATCATGGATTTTATTGTAAAGAACAAATGGATTAACGAATTACATTTGAAAGGTAATAAGTTAATGTTGTATGCAATGATACACGCCTATTGTATTAGATATGGCGAGTATTCAAAGGGTATTTTATATTTATCCAAATGTTTAGGGATAAATAAAAGCACTGTAATTGATTGCCTTAAATGGTTATGCGAAAAAGGATTGTTAATAAAATCAGTTCAGCCCGTAGCGGAACCGGATGTTTATAAAATATCAATATCATGAAATACACGATATTAATAAACCAATATGCCGCCGTTAATAGCGGTTTGGATTTAGATTTAATAGATTTGGCGATTTTTGATTTTATAAAAGATTTCGCCAATTGTGCAAGTTGCGTTAAGATGCACACCCCGGAGGGAATATATTTTTGGATTTCCCACAAGTTAATATTGGAAGCAATGCCGTTATTGAATATAAAGACAAGTCAAGGCATGATAAAGCGTATTGATAATTTGATTAAAGCCGGAATTTTACAAAAACATCCTAATTGCGAGTTGTATAACAAAACTCTGTATTGTTTTGGTGAAAATTACGAGTTACTAACATTTACCGAAAAGGCAGGGATATTAACCGGAGTTGATACCCCTAAACAAAAGTTGATGCCCCCCATAAACGAAAGTTTAGGGGTACCCATAAACGAAAGTTTAGGGTATAATAGTAATAATATAGATAATCCAATAAATGATAATGAGAATACCCCCAACAACAATGTTGTCGGGGAATTATTCCCAGAAGAACAAAAGGTTGAGGAACCAAAGGATAAAAAAACATTGTTCCGCAATTCCGAAGTTTATAAGATGGTTAAGTTTGAAAACGGCGTTGGCGTGGATTATTCCGAATTTGAAAGTAAGTTTGCGACCCCGGAATTTGAAAAGGTCGATTTGGTTTATTACTTTCACACGGTTAGCGATTGGAGCGACCAAAAGAATATGAAGCGCACTAAAAACGGTTGGTTGGCGACCGTGCGTAATTTTATCCGTGGCGATGTGGAACGCAACAAATTACATTTGAAACCGCAATTCCAACAAAGCAAATCCAAGATAAACGTATCTGATGCAGTCAAATATTTAAATGATGATTTTTGATTATGGGAAAAGGACATAGATTTAGTTACAATTGGACGTTGAAAGATGCAAATTTCACGAAAGACAAAGGAAAAGTTTTTTCATGTTTTGCATGTGGAGGAGGTTCAACGATGGGATATAAGTTAGCGGGATTTGATGTAATAGGCTGTAATGAAATAGACCCAAAAATGAACGAATGTTATGTAAGAAATAATAATCCTAAATACAATTACGTATGTGATATAAGGGATATGGTAAAATCTAATGAATTGCCGGAAGAATTGTATAATTTGGATATATTAGACGGTTCGCCTCCATGTTCTACATTTAGTATTTCCGGGAGCCGTGAAGATTCATGGGGAGTAGAAAAGAAATTTAGGGAGGGGCAAAAAAAACAAGTCTTAGATACTCTTTTCTTTGATTTTATTGATTTGGCAAAAAAATTAAAACCCAAAATTGTAGTATCAGAAAACGTAAAAGGTTTATTGATAGGAAATGCCAAGAATTATGTAAAAAAGATATATCACGAATTTGATTTAGCTGGTTATTACTGTCAACATTTTATTTTAAATGCCTCTGATATAGGAGTTCCTCAAAATAGGGAGAGGCTTTTTTTTCTTATGTATAAGAAAAGATATAGGAAATAAGTTTCTACATAAAAAAAACTTATTTGATTTAGTTCCTTTTATAGATATGAATTTTAAGGAGGAACCTATTTTATTCAAAGAAATAGTTGATTATGGCGGAAAAGAAATAAAAAAAGGTTCAAAAACACGTTTTTTATGGGATAATCAGAAAATTGAAGATAGAAGTTTATGTGATGTTTATCAAAGATTATACAATAAACGAGGCTTTTATAACTTTAATTTCTTTGATGAAAGAAGCGTTGCACCAACATTAATACCTGCAGAACACATGACTTTGATATTAAAAACAAAACCAATGTATTTAAGTAGAAACGAAATAATAAAAATTTCTTCATTCCCTTTGGATTATAAAGGGAATGACAAGGAAATTGGTTATTTATGTGGTATGAGTGTTCCGCCTGTAATGATGGCAAACGTAGCAAATAATATTTATGAACAATGGTTAAGTAAATTGTAATATGGAAAATTTACCGGAAAAAGCAAATGTTCAAAATGTGGCGTTGGAAATATACAACCCAAAGCCCGGAATAAAAGCAATTGAGATTCGCCGTAAAATGGTACAATTGCCGGAGGTTGCAAAAGCATTAACCCCGGTTGAAAAGTATATTTTCGTGGCGTCCACAAAAAAACAGATTGCCGAGATTGACGACGAAACGTTGATTGCCAAAACCGGGCAAATGTTCCGGTTTATTGCAATGGACGTCGGGTATATAATCCCGACCAATCCGGAAGATTGGGCGTACATTTGTACCCGGTTGTTGGATATACTCAAAAAATACTATTCGCAAATGACATTGGCGGATATTAAGTTGGCATTTGAGTTGGCGACAACCGGGGAATTGGACGACTATTTGCCGAAAGACAGTCAAGGCAACCCGGACAAAAAGCATTACCAACAGTTTAACGCCGATTATTTCGCAAAGATATTGAACGCATACCGCCGGAAACAAAACGGGGGTATACATAAAGCGTATAAGGCATTGCCGGAGCCGAAAAAGGAATTGACGCCGGAGGAAAAACGGTATTATCACAACCAAACCGTCGCCCGATGTAGGGAGGTATTTTTGCAATACAAATATACCGGGCGGTTTGTGTTGGGGATTACTGACGGAATGTTAATTTATGATTGGTTGCGAAAGTTGGGTTTTGCCAATGAGGTTGCCGGAACCGAAGACGACCGCAAACAAGCATTTGCCCGATATATGCAACGTGTCGCCCGTGGGTTCGTCAACAAGTACGAGGCGTACCACGTCCAACGTAAGGGAACCGACGCCCCGGAGTTGGATTTTACGGCGTATGAGATAGCGAGGGACAAAGAGATTGCCCGGACGTTTGACCGAATGATTGCCGACGAATTACAGATTGATAACTATTTAGATTTTTGGAAATGAACAAAATAACGATTGATTGTATTATTGGGATTGACCCCGGAAAAAAAGGGGGGATTGCTGTTTGGCGTCCGAACCATAAAACCGAGGTAATAAAAATGCCGGGCGACCTTATGGAGTTGCGGCAATGGTTTGATTATATGAAAAGTATTTGCCGCCCGTTGGTATTCGTCGAAAAGGTTCAATTGCGCCCGGACGACGTGAACGACAACCCCGGTAAGGCGTTCCGGGTTCAAAAACTGTTATCCGAGTTCGAGAAACTGAAAACGATAATTGCCATGTGCGACGTACCGTTTGTTTTGGTACACCCCCAAAAATGGCAAAATGAATTGAAATTGCGGGTTAAGGGAGAGGAAAAGCCGGAGCGCAAAAAGCGATACCAACGAGCCGCCGCCGATTATTACCCCGATGTTAAGGCGACGTTGTGGAACGCCGACGCCCTTATGATAATGCACTTTGGACGGTACATTTTGCACAACAACCCCCGTTGGGTTTTGGAGAATTTGCCCGCCCCGATGCACGACCGTTTATTTTAAGCCCCGTATTTCGATTATTTTGTTTGAATGGGTAAAAGTATGGCAGACGAAAACAAAAGCCCGCAAATCGAAAATACGGCGAAAATAACGTTGGAAGAATTGGCGTACATGGTTAAACAGATGCGCCACAACCAACGGAGGTGCGAACGGAACCCAACGCCGGAAAAGATTGCAACCCGGACGGCATGGGAACAAAAAGTTGACGGCGTTATTGCCGTCTTAACAGATACGCAAATGAATTTATTTTGATTTTATCCCGGTACGACTTGCGCCGTATCGGGATTTTTTTTGCCCTAACACGAAAATAAAAAGAAAAAATTTTGGTAATTAAAATATTCCCCGTATTTTTGTGGCATGAAATAACAACGACCGGGCGTTTTACCGGTAATGCTAAAAAAAATAAAAGCAATGAGAGCGAAAACAACAATCAGCGATTTCCGGTTTGAGTTTGCCGGGTACGGACATTACAAAGTAACTTACACGTCGCCCGTTACGGGTAAAAGTTGGACGGCAAAAACAAATGATATGCCGTTAATTGATGCGACAAAGAACGCCGACGACCCCAAACGTTGCGATTTGGAAACCCTTAAACGAGTTTGCAAAAATGGATAAGGACGAATTGGGAGCCGTTCGCCATGCAATGACGGCAAAAGATTTGGACGACCTGTATAAGCGTTTGGAAAACTTTATTGCCGATTGCACCCGGTCGGAGGTTGACGCCAACCGGGATGCGCTTAACAAGGTGCAAAGCATGATACACCAAAGAATGATATTAACAAACAAATAAGTAGTAACCGCCGGGGGCAACCCCGGCATAAAAAGAGCGATAAAATGATTATCAAAAAATTAGAGTTGTCGAATTTCCAAGTAATTAAGGAGTTCAACGCAGATTTTGAGGGTAATGTATATTTCATTACCGGGGACAATGAGTTAGGAAAATCCACGCTATTAAAGGCAATCGGGGCGTTGTTGACCGGGAACCGGGACGCCGTGTTGCGTAATGGCGAGGACAAAGGGTTTGCCAAAATGGTTGTCGGCGACGACGGCGAGGAATACGACGTTGAATTGCGGTTTACCAAAGCCAACCCCCGTGGTACGTTATCAATCAAACAGAAAACAACCGGGATGCGGTCGGATAACGTAAGTATGTTGCAAAAGGTTTTCGGATATACGGATTTTGACGCCGTGGAGTTTTCCCGGTGGTCTGAAACCGCCGAGGGTCGCCGAAAGCAAGTGCAATACGTCCGGGCATTGTTGCCGGAGAATGTGCAAAAACGTATTGCCGAGATTGACGCCGAGGTTATGACCGTTAAGGAGAAAAGAAAGGACGCCAACGCCGAGGTCAAGACGTACACGACCATTTGCGCCGCCGCCGAAAAGCAGTTGAAACCGGGCGACGTCAAAACGTATGCCGAGAAAATCGACATTGCCGATTTAATGGAGGAACAAAACGAGAACGCCCGGTTGATTGAGAAAGCGAAAACCGTGCGTACCGCATTGCAAACCCGGACGGAACAATTGGAGGCAATCCCCGGTCGTATCAAAGCCGCCGAGGAAACCAAGAATACAGAGATTGAAGCCGCAATAAAGTATGAGGCGGAAGCCCAAGCCGAATACGACCGTATTGTTGCCGAGGCAAAAAAGGCATTGGAAGCGGCAAAGAAAAAGAGCAAAGCGGATGCGAAAGCCGCCGCCGACAAATACGACGAAACATTGGCGCAAATCCAAACGGATAAAGCCGATTACGAAACCCGTAAGAACAACGCCGCCGCATGGTTGGCAAAGTACGAGGAAAATAACCCGGAGAATTTGGATACAGCCGAACGCCTCAAACAAGCCGAGGAACACAACAAAATCAATGCGTTGGTTGTGGACTATCTGACGAAGAAAAAGCAAAAGGACGCCGCCGAAAAGGTCGCCCAAACCCACGAAAAAAAGTTGTCGGATTTGCTCAAAGAGCGGGAAACCCTTATTGCGAAATCGGAATTGCCGATTGCCGGGTTGACGTTCACGGACGACGGGTTGGAGTTAAACGGTGTGCCGTTTGTCGCCGGGAAAGTGTCGGATAGTCAGATAATGGAGGTTGCCGCAAAATTGATTATCGCAAGCAATCCAACCGTTAAGGTATTCCGCATTGCGAGGGGCGAAAGTTTGGGCGCAAAACGTCTGCAATCCCTTATCGAATTAGCCCGGAAAGAAGGCTATCAAGGATTTATCGAGGAAGTCAAGCGAGGACAGGACGATTTAATTATTGAGGAATACAGCGAAACCGAGTAATTAACCGGGGGCGTCGGTTCCCCGGCGTCCCTTAAACAAAACAATATGGAAGTTAAAGAAATGACAATTGCGGACGTGTTGAAAATGCCGTTGTTTTTTGAGAATGTGAAACGCCAATTAACGAGCCTTTGGAACGACCGGGAGAAAGCCCGTAAGGATGCGACCCGGAATAATACGAGGTTGCGGGCGCACGTTATCGACCGTATGCACAATGCCGGGCAGTGGGAACCGGGAAATTTCGTTATTATTTTCGCAAAAGTGTTGGATAAGGTCGCAACCGGGTATTCGTCGAGCGAACGGGCGTTTATCCGTGCGGTTGGAATGACAGCGTTTAATATCACAATGCAAAAGTTAATCGACGATGAGAAAGCGAGAAATAACGGCAACGGGGACAATAAACAATAACGGCGGGTTGGCAATGTACATGGGGGAATTAAACGAGTTTTTCAAGGGTTGGAAAGGTTCCCGCATTATTGCCCGGTTTATTGTAGCGTCCCCCGGTTCGTCCGAGGCTTTGAAAGGGTATTATTTCAACTATGTTGTACCGACGTTTAAGCACGCAATTTGGGAGGCGGGCGAACGTCTTACAGAGGAACAAACCGAACGACGTTTGAGGGAATTTTCCCCTATTATGTACGGTGATCGGGTCTACGAGGAAACGGGGGTATATTCCCACGATTTGCGCACCGTGGCGGATTTGTCGAACGCCGAGTTAATCGAACATATCGAAACGCTCAAACAGATAGCCGCCGAGGAATACAATACATTTATTGACGACCCCCGAACGTTGTAGGTATGTTTTGCAAGTGTAACGGAAAGCGGAAAAATTACCCGTTGGCGGGTTGGCGGATTATCCGCCACGAATACACGCCAAAGCATTACAGCCGGATAAAGTGTTTGCGATGCGGGTGCGTTTGGATTACACGGGCAAAATATGTTGAACAAACCCCCAACGAGGACGGGCAAAAAAGACTTTTTTAGTATGGAATTAAACGACAAATCCCCGATGCCGCAAGGTAAATTTAAGGGGCAACCGATGGAAAACGTACCGTATTGGCATTTGCTTTGGTTGGATGGAAAACCGTTTTGTAACCGGGACGTCCAAAAGTATATAGACGAAAACCGGGACGTTTTGGAGTTGGAGAAAAAGCGGGATAAATACCGCAATGAGAGCGAAAACAGTAATTAACGATTTAATATTTAAGGTTATGCAAAAAATTGATTTGAAAGATGTTTGTTTCTTTGATTGTGAAACAACCGGGGTTCCGGCAAAGGAAACAGACAGCCGGACGGCAAATTGGGACGGATTGGGACAGGTCGAATTAGACGCCGTTAAGCCGGAAAAATTGATTGCTTTGTTGGACGATGCGATTAACGAGATATTCGACCAAGATTTGTACGACGAATTGATTGCAACGGAAGCCGAGGAACGGGAATTGTTCCAAGCCGAGTTAAAACGATACGTTGAGGAAGATTTGTAAAACCGAGCCGGGCGGGTTCCCGGCAACAAATAAATTATCAAAAAATGAGCGAGAAAAAAGAAACCGCAAACGTAATGCCGATACCGTCGGAAAAGTCGTTTGCATTATCGAAAGTCAAGACGTTAAAAGACGGCGGGTTGGATGTTCATTATGAAGTTACCGAAACAATCGGCAACGAAAGTTATACGAACAAATACCACGTCGAGAGCGCAAAGGATATACACCCCGATTTGCGGGAATGTTTCGACCGCTTGCGCCTAATCATGGGACGTATTTTCAATATCACGTCCTTTTTGTCAATGGTCGAAACCGACGATTTTAAGGCGAACAAGAACCAAAAGGAGGTCGCCCGCAATTTCGCCGACGAAATGTTGAAAAACATAGAGGTTCGGGGCGTGTCCTTTTCCGGTCAAGACGATAACGTAGGGGTTGTTTTAACCGGGTTGTTTACCGTGTCTAACAATCAGAAAACCGCAATCAATTCGCCCCGCCTTAAATTCAATACGGAAACGTTCGGGTTTGAGGAAGAATTAGAAGAAATTGCCGCCGACATTGAAACCGAGGTTTACGCATTTCTTTTCAAGGGCAAAAAGGCGCAATTGGAGTTGTTCGGGGCTGATGGCGAACCCGTACCCGGATTGAATGCCGAAAAGATAGAGGGCAACGGATTGTTCCCGAACGTTGACGACCCGGCGGACGAAAACGAGGAAAACGACGAAACCGGGGATATGTAAGGCAATGGAACCGTATTTGCTAACAGACCGGGACGAATACCAATATTGTATCAATCGGGGGTATAATCCCCTGATTGATATTCGTAACTTTAAAATGGATATTCGTTTGAGGGTTGAGATACAACGGGAATTGTTCGGACATTGTGTTTTCGGGCGTGGTGCAAATATCATGGCGGCAAATGAACGGTTTTTCCGTTGGGTTTGGGAACATAAACCGCACCGATGCGAGGAATGTTTAAAGCCGTTACGGAATTATTCCGCCGTTTATTGTTCGCATATATTGACCCGTGGAGCGTTTCCCGAAATGGCGCATGATGCAAGAAATATAAATATACTATGTTTTGAACATCATTCATGTTGGGAGAATGGGGATAAAACGAAAATGCGTATATATTCCGGTAATATGATAATGATTGAATTAATGAAAAATGAGTATGCAAATTTGGAAAGATATTGAGGGTTACAAAGGACATTATCAAATTTCTAATTATGGCAATGTTCGTTCCTTAAAAAAGGATGCGTTTCTAATGAAAGGCGGATATTTGAAAGGATATAAAATAATTAGTTTATGGAAAAATGGAACCGGGAAAATGTTCCGTGTTCATAGATTAGTTGCGGCGGCTTTCATTCCGAACCCGGACAACAAACCATGTATCGACCATATCGACGGCGACCGAGCCAATAACCATGCAGATAATTTGCGTTGGGTTACGGTTAAAGAAAATCAGAATAACCCAATAACAAAATCTAAATGGATTGGAAAAAAAGCGAAACCGCACCACGAAAAAGCGGTTGAGCAAATAAAAAACGGTATTGTTGTAAATGTATTTGTTAGCATACAAGAAGCCGCCCGAAAAGGCAATTTTTCGGCAACGGCAATTTGTAAGGTATGTAAAGGGAAAGGAAATTTGCATAAGGGTTATAAATGGAGATATAAAAAATGAGAACCAAAAAGAGGCAACCCGATTACGGGGCAATTTCCCGGTCGTCAATTAAACGAGATTTTCAAAGGGTACAAAGATACCCGGAAAGGGAGAAACGCCAGCAAATCGAAAATCCGCCCGAAATAAATGCAGAAAGACGGGTTTTGTTTGTTGGCGAAAATTCAAGTTATTATAAATTGCGTTCTTTCATTGTTGGTAAATTGGTTCGATTAGTTCAAAAATCAAGCGTCGGCGGTTGGGTTTGTGAGTTCGTACACGACGACGACCGAAAAGCGATAAACCATGACGCCGGATGGTCGGACAATAAGAAACAATATTTGTTGGATTGCGTAAAATTCAAGTGACATGAAAATAAAATCAAAAACCGGATATAAAATTGCGTTATACACGTTCGTGACGTTAACGGTTGCGTCTTATATGTGGGCGTTGTATAGTATCATTGTTTGGATAATTAAAGCGTTTTTTGTATGAGTGTAAACAAGGTTATTTTGATGGGACATACCGGGAAAGCCCCGGATTTTAGGGAGTTCGACAACGGGGGTTGCGTGGCGACCTTTTCGTTGGCAACCACGAAACGAGGTTATACCACAAAGGACGGGCGGCAAATCCCGGAGCGTACCGAATGGCATAACGTCGTATTGCAAAACGGGTTGGCAAAGGTCGCCAATCAGTACGTCAAAAAGGGCGACAAACTGTATATTGAGGGCGAATTGAGAACCCGGAGTTATGACGATGCGCAAGGCGTCAAACGGTATGTTACCGAGATAGTCGCAACCGATATGGAAATGTTGACCCCGAAAGCGACCGGAGCCGGGGCGCAAGTACCGCCGCCGCCCGTGCCGGATGCAGCCGCCCCCGACGGAAACGACGATTTACCATTTTAAGCCGTTGACGATATGGGAGCGATAAACGGACGGGTTATTTACAGCCCAAAAGGTAAAGCCGGGGAATACGCCGAGAACGCCGCCAATTTCTTTGTCGGTTGTTCCAACGGTTGTACTTACTGTTATTTGCGCAAAGGTCGTGGCGCAAAGGTATTGGGAGGCAGTCGCCCGGAGTTGAAAAAGACGTTGCGGGAATATCCATACGCTTTGGATATTTTCAAAAACGAATTGTTGGCGCATAAGGAGGAATTGCAGAAAACGGGGTTATTCTTTTCGTTCACGACCGACCCGTTGTTGCCGGAAACGGAACGGTTGACCCGTCAAGCGGTCGGCGTATGCCAACGCCACGGCGTCCCGGTTAAGATATTGAGCAAATGCGCCGAGGGGTTGAACCGCTTCATTGATTTTGCCGAGGCGTCCGAGGGTTGGGACGTGTCCCGTATCGCTTTGGGCGCAACGTTGACAGGTTGCGACGAATTGGAGCCGAACGCCGACCCAAATACGATGCGGGTTAATGTGTTGGCACGGGCAAAACGCCACGGGTTCCGCACCTTTGCAAGCGTGGAGCCAATCCCGCCGGGAATGTACGACCGGGCAATTGGGATAATCAGATTGTCGTATCCGTTCGTTGACCTGTATAAAATCGGGTTGCAGAGCGGCGGCAAATATCCGAAACGGGAAATACGATTGATTTACGACACGATTACGGAACATTGGGAGGGACGCCCGGAACAACCCCGTATCTATTGGAAAGATAGTATTGTTAATCCGTTGGGGATTGACCGGGGAGAATTGCCGGGGTATTGTGTCCCTGTTAATTGGGATTTGTTTAACAATGAAAAGTGAAATACGGGTTGAGGTTCCCGCCGATTGCCGATTGGTCGGAGTAAGGACGGACGGCGATGTTGTCGTTATCATTTACGAGCCAATCCAAAACGTCCGGCAAATTGGATTTATCCATTACCCGGAACCCGAAAATAAAAAGTAAATATGCAGTACAGCAATAAGGATTACAACCCGGAAAAACACGACCGTTGGCGTGCGTTGACCGTAAAACAGCCATACGCAAATGATTTGGTAACGGAGGCGTACAAGGACGAAAACGGTATTGTTTACGGGAAAAAGACAATTGAAGTTCGGAGCAAAAACACGTCATACCGTGGCGACGTGCTGATATGTTCCGCAGCGTCCCCGGTTTATCCGGGAATGGAAAGCGGCGTTACTTTGGGATTGGTTGAGTTGTACGACGTAAAGCCGATAAAAGAGTTTACGCCGGAGGATTGGGAAAACACCCGGATTCCAAAGGAAAAGAGGGCGAGAATAACAAAGGGTTTCGGATGGATGATGCGCAACCCAAGACGTGTTATTGAAATGCCAATTAAGGGGCAATTGGGTATCTATAATCTCGTATATACCAAAGATTGTATATTGCCGTACCCCGTGGCAATGGTAATGGATAAAAAGGGTTATGAATTAGCAAGAAAGGAGGCACACAATGAGTAAGGACAAACACACCGTCCAAACAGGCATACACGTTGGGCGGGTCGGCGTCTATGTTTACGCCCGTGAGTATTGGCAATATCATAGTTGGCAATTTGGGGTATCCATTGATGCAATAAACGGTTACGACCGTTATGTTGATATTGAGGCGAAAATATTGTTTGTCGGCATTGGCATACGGTTTATATGGATTAAAAGAAAGGTAAAACGATGAAAGCAAAGATTTTATTGTTATCTTTGGCAACGCTTTTGTTGGGGGCGTGTCAAAGCGAGAACGAACCAACGGAGGCATTTAATTTACTTCAAAAATCCGAGAGCATGGAAGAAAGAAACGAGTTTGTAACGAATACCACGGCGGCAATGATACAGATAAACGCCCCCCGGTATAATTGTGAGATTGTCGAAACCGCATTAGCCGGGGGCGATAGGGTGCGAATTTGCGTAAAAGGCGTAAAGGAAGATTTGGACGCATTGTTTGACTATGTGAACAAAGCGGGCAAAGAATGAGAGTAAAACAACCCGAAATATTCGACCCGAAAAGGGAGTACAAGCCCGGCGAACGTGCCATTTACAAAGGCATGGTTATTATTGCCGAGATATGGACGAAAGCCGCCCAAAGGTTAGCAGACGACCCCGGAACCCTGTTTTGCCAACGGTGCGTCCGTTGCAAGATAGACCGGGACGTTTGCACCGGGGCGCATTTGCAATGCGATAAGTACAGCAGAACCGACCGAAAAACGATATTTTGGCGGTTGGCATATCCGAAAACAGTAAGAACGAATAAAAAATTAGAGCGATGACAGAAAGTAAATTAAACCCGTTTGATGCGGAATTGTTGGTTATGATTGGCGATATTGCCAAAAGCCAACCGGAAGTCGAGGAAAAACCCGACCGTTACGAAATCACGGTTGACACAACCGAGATACAGGGAAACGCAATTGAAGCACTAAAACAGGCTGTCGCCGGACGATTGGGGAAACGCTTGTTAGTTACCCACACGTTAGACGCCGCCGTTGTTTTCAACGTCGAGTACGACCCGACGGAATACCCGGAACAAATCCGCACCCGGTTAGTTGAGCCGGACGCCACGGCGGGAACCCGATATTGCCGCACGTTGTTAGAAGTTGACGCAATACAGGTGCGCCGGGACAATTTGGACGACCTGTTGAAATTTACCGGAGGCGGAACCATGACGATACCGAGAACCCCGAACGGGCGGGCGGTTTATTCGTTCCCGGACGGAAACGGCATTTTTATTGACGCCCCGGAAACGTACTACATTGTCCGGGAGCCGGACGGACGATTGACAACCCGCCCGGAAAGAGAGTTTAACCGGGAGTTTGAGCCGAAAGGCGTAAGCGCACCGAAAGAACCCGGCGATAAGGGATGCGGGAATTGCGCCAACTTTACAAACGAGGACGTCAACGGGAACGGTTATTGCGAGGCGTTCAAATGCGAACAATCGTGCGGCGTTATGCCGTGTCAAGAGTATAAACCCAAAAATCAATAAAGCGATGAACAAAAGAGAAAAGTTTTTGAAAGAGATTGCCGAGGTTATCAACCGTAATTCTTTGGAGGCGCATTTTAACGATACCCCGGATTACATATTGGCGAAAGTCGCAGTTGAAGCAATGGAGAATTTCGCCGAAGCGTCCGCACGGAGGGACAATTGGCACGGGTTCAAAGAAGCCGATAAGCCGGGCGAGGTTGTGCGGAATGAGGATTGCGACAATTGCCCGGTTCGGGGGATTTGCCCGGAGCATAAGAAGCCGGAGGCGTTCGACGTCCCAAAGGAGGTGCGAGCAGTAGCGGAATTTTTCGGCAAGATGTTCCACGGTTCCAAAGTAGAAATACACCGGGTCGAAGTGCCACGGCGCAACCCACGGGATAAACGCCGGGGAAAGAATAAACGCAACGGGAAAGGAGGGCGCAATATATGAAACCCGTTGAATTTCCCGGCGTGAATGTAGTATTTGCAAAAGACCAACCGGAATACATGCCGTTACCTGCAATGAAAATCCCTAATGACCCGCAGGGGCTTATAATTACCAAATGGCAGTTATCCCCGGAAGAATTGGAGAGAGTAAAAGAAACCGGAACAATACATTTGTCAATGCTGACGTTTAACCAACCATTGCAACCCGTATTGTTAACCGTAGATTTACCAACAGAAAAATAATAAAGTTATGGATAAAGAAACATACGTAAAAAGAATGGCAGAATTAGCCGAGATAAAACAAAAGGCTTTGGAGTACAACAGAAAGGAAAGAGAAAAAGCCGCAGAAAGTTACATAACAGAAAATTTCCGTTTAAAAAAGGCGATAGAATAAAATACAACGGAAAGCCCGGAAAGATAGAAGTTATCAAGGCAGAACACAACGGCAATTTTTCGTATGAAGTTAGGTTTGACAAAAAGGACGGTACGCCGTCAGTTAGGGTAACAAGTATTTACCCATTGTTGAAAACCGACAAAATGGAAAAAGAATAAAAAACGCCCCGGAATTATAACCGGGGCTTTGCCGTTTAGGTACAGAAACGAAAGAAAGCCAAAATTAGCCCCGTAGGGCTACGAAAATACAAAAGACAATAAAAGTATCAAGTAACAAACGAAACCCGCTTAAAACGAAAATTCCCCGAAAATAACAAGCAAAGGGAAAGCGACGTTTGAGAGGAAAGCAAAGTAAATGGCTTTGCTGTTATAAAAAGGTTTGAAAAATGGAAGCGAGTAAAAGACAAAGGGGCGGACGCCCGAAAATGTGCAAACGAACAAAAGACCAAAGGGAGTTTGATTTGGCTTTTTGTTCAAATCTGTTTTTACGTGGTTACACGTATAGGGAGATTTCGGAAAGACTGAATGAGGAAAACGCCCGGCGTGGCGTCGGTTATACCATAACAAAACAAATGGTATATTGGGATATGCAACAATTGCTAATTGAGTGGAAACGTGAACGTATGGAAAATATAGACGATTACGTTACGCAGGAATTGCGAAAGTTGGATAAAATGGAGGTTGAATTGTGGGAGGCGTGGGAACGTTCAAAGACCGGGAAATTGCGAGAGAAAAACAGACAGAACGCAAAGCCCCGTAAAGTGTTGGAGGATGGCGACAACCCGGAATATTACGGGTATGAGGAAACCACAACGGAAACGTCCGCCGGAAACCCCCGGTTTTTGGATTTGCTTTTGAATGTGCAGCAACGCCGGGCAAAGATGTTGGGATTTGATGCGCCAATAAAAGTTGATATACCGGGAATAAAAGAAAGTATAAATGGCGATGCACCGAAATACGATGTATCAGCAATCCCGGACGACCTATTGTTTGCGGTCGCCGATAAATTGCAAACAGCAGAATATAAAAAACAATTAGCAGAAAAAGGAGTAATTGACGATGGTACGAACAACAAAGAATAATATCAAGAAAAAAGATGAACCGAAACCCGTACACACGTGCGGGAATTGTGGTTGGGGTAAATATTATTACGACCATTCAAATTTGGATATGGACGGGAACCCAATTTGTTTAAAATGCCCGTTTGTCGAAAATCGCAGTATAATACGTTCGGAAAAAGCGTGCGACAAATGGAAAATGAAACAATAAATTGGTTGTTTTTTAAGATTTCCGGTTTTTAAGTCAGAAAAAATACGGGGGTAAGACAAAAATATATGGTTTATTTTTAAGAATTAAACAAAATGGATAAAGAACAATTGCTTAAAATGTATGCAGCATTGAAAAACAACCCCGGCGAGATAGTAAAAGCGGCGGCACGCCATAGGCTGATAAACTTTGCCCGGTACATGCAACCGGATTTGGCTTTGGAACCGTTCCACGTCGTTTATTATACGCTATTGGATAAGTTCGCCCACGGGGAAATAAAAAAAATGATTGTGCAAATGCCGCCCCAGCACGGAAAATCGGAGGGTTCAAGCCGAAAATTACCCGCTTTTATGTTAGGATTGAACCCGGACACAAAAATTTGTATTGGTTCGTATGCCGCCACAATTGCAAGGGATTTTAACCGGGACGTTCAACGAATAATTGACACCCCAAAATATCGGGAAATATTTCCGAAAACCTTTTTGAACGGTTCAAATGTGGTAACGATGGCAAACACGTATTTACGAAATTCTGACGTTATAGAAATGGTTGGGCATAAGGGTTCGTTGCGTGTTGTAGGTCGTGGCGGTGCGTTGACGTCAAAGACCGTTGACGTTATGATTATGGACGACGTTTACAAAGATTATTCAGAGGGTAACAGCCCGATTGTACGCAATGCGGCGTGGAAATGGTACACGACCGTTGTAAAAAAGCGTTTGCACAATAAATCGCAAGAACTGATTGTATTTACCCGATGGCATGAGGAAGATTTGATTGGTAAGATTGAAAAGGGAGGCGAAAAGATTATTGATATTAAAAGTTGGGACAGCATTAAAAATATTCCGGATGGTGCATGGGTTCGCATAAACTTTGAAGCGTTGAAAACCGGGGAACCAAACGAGATTGACCCAAGGGAACCGGGGGCGGCTTTATGGGAGAGTATGCACAGCCGGGCAAAATTGGAGCGTGAAAGAGCGTTAGACCCAATACAATTTCAATGCTTAGACCAAGGAAACCCCGGAAGCGCAGAGGGTAGATTGTACCGGAACCCGTTCAGAACGTACGTTGACAAATCAGAATGGGGAACGTTCGTGCGTAGTGGTAATTATACAGACGTGGCAGACGAGGGCGACGACTTTACATTTTCGGCGTGTTATGACGTTTACAAATCCGGTAATGAGGCATGGAACGAACAAAAGAAACGGTTTGAACCGATTTTGTATGCGCTAATTACTGACATGGTATTTACGCAGGAAAATACAGAAGTAACAGCCGTTACCGTCCCGGAAATGATAAACCGTTGTGGAACGCAAAAAGCATGGATTGAAAGTAACAACGGCGGTGCCGGGTTTGAAAAGTTGATACGTAAAAAGATAAAAGCGATTTCCGAACCATTTTACCAAGGTGCCAACAAGGAAAGCCGCATTATAACAAATTCGGCAAGCGTCAACGCCCAAATCATAATGCCGTTAGGATGGGAGGAACGTTTTCCAAAGATACATGAACACGTAACCGGGTTTTTGCGTGATTTCCCAGCAAATGAGCATGACGACCCGGAGGACGGTTTGACCGGAATATATGAAAAGGAATTGGCGGACGGCGATACAAGACCATACAGCCAAGCAACAAGGGGCATTAAACGTCGTAATTAGCATTTTATTTCATATATGCAAGGATTTATCCGAAAATATTATAACTTTGCAATAAGTAATGGGGCAAAGGGTTAGCCCCCGGAGATAATAACAAAAGTTTTAACGTTAAAAAATTAAGATTATGGCTATTTGTAAATGCCCGGCAGCAGCAGCATTGCCAAACATTCCAAACTTTACGTGTGCCGAGAGTTTCGGACAGATTCAGAAAGTAGCGTTTCAGAGATTGTATAAAAGCACCGGAGAAAAAAATTCATTTACCACGACGGCGGGTATTGGGAAAAAAGCGTCATGGACGCCGTTGTTATCGGCAGAGAACGACACGAAAGTTGTTGTCTCCCCGTATATCCAAGCACCGACAGCAGAAGCAGGCGCACCCCGTACGTTCGGCGGAGGAAACGAAACGTTGGGCGGTATTGAAGAAATTATTGGACGTGAGCCAACCCCATTTACGGCGGTTATGCGTAAAATGCCGCAATCACTGATTAAAGCATTGAAAGATTTGCAATGTGAAAGCGATTCCCAAAATTTGGGGGTTTATTTGTTTGATGAAAACGGCGCAATTGGTGCATTGCAAGACCCGACAACAGCAACAACGCATTATCCTATTCCAATTCGTTCTTTGTTTATCGGGGATAAAACATTGGGAGGATTTGAGGCACCCGATAGCAACGCAATACAATGGACGTTTTTACCTAATTGGTCGGATGATTTGGCTATTATCGTACCGGAAGATTTTAACCCGCTAACAGACTTAAAAAATGCAGCAGGGTAAACAAACAATAGTGACGTTGGAAAATGAAACATTGAAAACGACACGAGATTTTGAAGTTAGCCACGCCGAAAGACTTTTAAAAATGCCAAATAACGGCGGTTGGCAGTTACCGGAAAATAGTAAATTTGAATTTGACAAAGAAAATGGGCTTAGATATAAGAGAAATAAAAAAGCAGATAACGGAGCCACGGAACAAAGCGGCGATAAGTAGGGCGATTTACCACCAAAACCGCATACGATTTCATGCGGAAAAGGCGTTGACGCCATACATTACGCAACCCGTGACCGATTTTTTGGCTTATGTTTCAAACCTTATACCCGCAGACAAATTCAAAGTGTTCAAAACATTGTTCCGTTACCCCGTAAAGACAAACGAGGTAACGGGCGTTTGTTTTGATAAGTTGAGCCGCATTTTTGACGGTCGTAACCCGGCGTTCAATTATCAGTTTATGAACAGCGAACAAAGGGACGATTGGGAGTATTACAGACAACACGTATTGGAAGAACCCGAAATTTGGAGCACAAAGGGATGGGAATATTTCAAAACCGAAATTAACAGCGTATTAATTGTTGATTTGCCAAAAGAGCAATCCCCCGGCGATAATTACCCGCAACCGTACTTTTATTGGTTGCCAATAGAACACGTTATTTCATACAAGGCAGACAAAACAACGGGCGTTATGCGTTGGATAATATTCCGGCAGGACGACAACCGTATTGCCGTAATTGACGATGAACGATACCGGGTATTTACCGAGGAAAAAGGCAATATTGGCGAATTGCTGATTGATAGCCCGCACGATTTGGGATATTGCCCAGCACGTTTTTTTTGGAACGAACCATTGAGTTTGAGAGAACCGGACGTTAAGGCGTCCCCGTTAACAACCGAGTTGGAAAGTTTAGATTGGTTCCTTTTTTATCATTTATCAAAGAAAAATTTGGATATGTACGGGTCGTACCCGATTTATTCCGGATATGAACAAAGTTGCGATTTTACGAACGGCGAAAACGGCGATTATTGCGACGGCGGGTTTTTGAAAGATAAACAAGGCTATTATAAATTAGACCAAGCGGGTTTATTGATGCGTTGCCCGAAATGCGGAGATAAACGAATTGTCGGGGTTGGTTCATTCATTGAAATTCCGGTACCGGACGGCGACAAACAGCCGGATTTGCGCAACCCGGTTCAGATGTTGACCGTTGACCGTAATAGTTTGGATTATAACGTTAGCGAGGAAGAACGGTTGCGTACAAACATAATTACGGCGGTTGTTGGTACCAACGAGGAAATAACAACCCGTGAAGCATTAAATGAACAGCAAATTAAAGCCAATTTTGAAAGCCAAAGCACGGTATTAAACCGAGTAAAAAAAGGCTTTGAGGCGGCGCAAAAGTTCGTTGACGAAACCGTTTGCCGTTTGCGTTATGGAACAATGTTTATTTCGGCAAAAATCAATTATGGCACCGAGTTTTATTTGTCTGATGCAACCCAATTGCGAGAACGTTATAAGATGGCGAAAGAAAGCGGAGCAAGCGAGGGGGAATTGGATGCGCTACAAAATCAGATTATCGAAACGGAGTACAGACACGACCCAATACAAATGCAACGTATGTTAGTGTTGGCAGAATTGGAGCCGTACCGACATTTGACACGTCCGGAAGTATTGGAATTGTACGAAAAACAGCTAATTACCGAGGATGAATTGCGCATTAAATTGAATTTCGCTAATTTTGTGCGTAGGTTTGAACGTGAGAATACAAACGTTTTGGAATTTGGCAGCCAAATACCATTTTCCAAGAAAATTGAAGTAATAACAAAAAAAATTTATGATTATGCGAGTGAAGACAGAAACAGAGGGTAAAACAAAGGACGTCGGATTGTTGGACGTTACCCCGGAAAATTTCATTGTGCCGCAAGGCGAGGAAAGTTTTTACCATTGTCGTATTGAGGTTATAAAATTCAACCAAGAAACGGGCGAAAGAATTTCACGACCACGTATGCAGGTTTTCGGAAAAAAGTTCTTTGAAACATTCGGATTGCACAATTTGCGAAAAATGGGTTATAAAGTCGACATTATGCACGACCCGAACGTTTGGGAGGCAGCGAACAAAGAAAAGATTGAAGCCAGCAAACGAGCAAAGGCAGAAGCAGCAGCAAAGGCGGCAGCAGAAGCAAAGGCGGCAGAACGTGAACAAATGAAAGCCGAAATTATTGAAGAACTGACAGCCGCCGGAGTTATCCCAGCAGAACAAAAGAAACCCGGAAGAAAGCCGAAAGCCGAAAAGACAGAAGAAACGGCAACCGAAAGCCCGGAAAATAACGAGAACGTTTAACCATTAAAAATTACGAATATGGCACAGATTGCACAGCAGGACAATTTGGTTATTGAAGTAACAACAACCGCCGCCGCATTGGATGGCGACACAAAGAAAAAGTTGATTGAATGTATTGAGGGCGGAACAATTGCCGACGTCATTTTGGTAACAAAAGAGGTTGAAAAGAAAATCAGCCATGCACGTGTTGTTAGTTGGTTGGTTGACACAACCGGGGATTCCCCAAAATACACAATTGATATTATTAACGCAAACAGCGGAGCAGTAGCAGCAATCGCACTTAATTAATTCAAAGGGTAAGAATATTATGTTAACGAGAGAAATTTTAATTGCAAATGCGGCTTTGTCGGGATTGTCTGACGAACAGATTACAGCGATAACAGCATTATCGCAGAATGACGAAAACAGCGTTATTGCCAAGAAAACGGGCGAAATTTACGGGGCTTTGGATGCCGATATTTTGGCGGTTTCCGGTATCGCTAAAAATGGAACCGAAAAAACGTATGATTACGCAAAACGTGTAATGGGGGAAATGAAAACAAAAGCCGATGGCGCAACCGGGCTGCAATCGCAGATTGATTCATTGACCAAGGAAAGAGCCCGTTTAGAAAAGGCAATTGCCGATGGTGCGGCAGATGCGGAAACCGTGAAAGCATTGAAGCAGGCAAAAGCAGATTTGCAGAACGTGACAACGCAGTTTACCGAGTTGACAACCAAGTATGAGGCAGAAAAGGCAAACCACGAAAAAGAATTGTTCGGAGTAAGAATTGACAACGCATTGCAGACAGCCGCCGCCGGGCTTAAATTCAAAGCAGGATTCCCGGAAAGCGTAACAAAGGTTATTTTGGCGCAGGCGAGCGAAAAAGTAAAAGGCATGAACCCGGAATATATAGACGACGGAAACGGCGGAAAGGTTTTGGCGTTCAAAGATGCAAGCGGCGCAATTATGCGCAATCCAAACAATCAGTTGAACCCATTCACGCCCGCCGAGTTGCTGACAAAAGAATTGGAAACGATGGGAGTATTGGAGCAGCAAAGACAACAGCCAGGAGGCGGCACAAATACGCCCGCAGGCGGTGCCGGAGGCGGCGGAATTACATTGGACGTAAGCGGAGCCAAAACGCAATCAGAGGCGTACGAACTTATTACAAAACAATTGATGGCGCAAGGTAAAACGGTAGGTTCCAAAGAGTTTGACGAAGATATGAGAAAGGTTTGGCAGGAAAATAGTATTAACAAATTGCCGGAGAGATAACCGGGTAATGGGTAAACCCGCATTTAATAACAAATTAAAATAAAAAGACTATGAGTTTAATTGCAACAAGATTACAGAATTGGCGAGTAGAAAACCCGGAGTTAGACCGTAATATGACCCGCCCGTGCGAGTATGGCGCATTGGATTTTTTCATTGAACAGACCAACGCCGGAAATTCCATTTTGTCCCCGAAATTGCGTGAACGTGCGTTTGCCTCAATCGGAAATACGGTACAAGTTCCGGTTATCAATTACGATGGCGACGTTACGGTTAGCAACGTTCGTACGTGTGTTATCCCGGACGATGAAAACACGTCCGCACTTTATACCGTGGTTTGGGCGACATATTCCGTCGGCTTTACAATGGTGCCAACGTTGTATATAAACAACGAAATTTCGTATGACCACGATTTCAACCGCAAAATGGAAAAGGTTTGCAGAGCGTTTGCAAATTCGTTGGACCAAGCAGCCGTTGCAGCGTTGGAGGCAGGAAAAACCCAAGTATTGAAAGACAAGTTGAATTACAATTTCGCCGCCAACGTTATTGAGGTTCCAACGCAGATGGCAACCGAAATTATGGGCGATATTAACCCGATTATGCGTGCAAATTGTTATCCGGGTTTGGTTCACGTCGTAGGTAACGCCGGAATTGACAGCCTTATTAAAAAATTGGCACAGCACGGTATTTATAACGACGTAAACAAGCGTATGGAATACGAAAATAAAGTGTTCCATTATACAAACAACGTCGTAAATGAAGCTAGCAAAAACGGTACATTCTTTGCCGTAGAGGATGGCAACGTTGGCGTTTTAACACGTGTTGACCGTGAGGCGTTGAACCGCACCCGTGCGAATTTCCACGAATGGGACGTTGTACGTTTGCCGTACATTGATTTGCCCGTTGGTTCGCACTATTACACAGCAGTTGGCGACCAGTCACAGACAGCAGGCGCAGCGAGTGCCGATATGACGTGCAACGTGAAAGAATATTTTGGATTTAGCGCAGATGTTGCGTTTGTAATTGCTTACAACAGCAACCCAACAACCGTTGCAAATCCGATTATCAAAGCGCAGATTGCAGCACGTGCGGAAAATGTACCTTTGGGTATGCCTGTATATGTAACCAACGCCGGGGAATTTCCCGCCGGAGGTGCAGGCGCATAAGCCGGAAAACGGAACAATTATTTAACCGAGGGGACGGGGTGGTTATCCCCGCCCCCTTATTTATTGCAATCTTAATTCCTAATATGGGAAATAAATGGGCGTTTTTATGATAAGAATAAATGAAATATGCGAAGCGTTAAAAAATGTGTGCGGGTGGGAGCAATCATACGACCCGGCAAAGGCGATAGACGACAATTTAACGCAGACGGAAAGTGGGTTGTATTTTCAAGGTGCGCACCCGCTTTTGACGTTGGATAGTATGGAGGCGATTATGCCGGATGATTGGGGAATACAATACCCCGTATGGGATGCGCTGACGCAATGGAAACAAAACAAGGTTGTGCAGTATGGTAATGATACAAACGGGAACAAATTGTTTTGGAAAGCGAAAGCGGATAACGTAGGAGAGGAACCAACGGAAGATTCTTTGTTTTGGAGCAAATACAACATTCTTTCGGACTTTTTGGAAAGAATGACACGCAACGGGATTGCAACCGCAATTCAGACATTTACCCAAATTAAGCAGTTGGATAAAGAAACACGCAATTTGTTAGAACGCAGAACGTTTTTTGATGGTGCCGGACGCATACGGGCAACCCTGCAAAATAATCATAAATTGGTTGGCTTTGAAATTGTCCCGGTTCGTGCAATGGGAGTGACGGCGAAAATTGAAAAGATAGGTTTGCAAATGACCGGGGGGACCGGGGTTGTTAGAATGTATTTGTTTCATTCGTCGCAGATAGACCCAATAAAGACTTTTGATTTGAATTTTACCGTTACAAATGGCGGTTTTCAGTGGTTCCCGTTAACTGATTGTTATTTGCCGTATATAAGCGACAAGAACAACGCCGGGGGGGCGTGGTTCCTTTGCTACAATCAAGACGAATTACCCGCCGGAATGGAAGCAATTAACGTATCAAAGGATTGGAGCCGGGAGCCGTGCGGAACGTGCAACATGGGTTCCGTTGAGGTTTGGCGAGAATTGACAAAGTATTTGCAAGTAACGCCGTTTATGTATAATGCGCCGGAAACGTTCGCAGAATACCCGGAGTTGTGGGATATTGCATACACGATGTACACACGAACCCAAAATTACGGGCTGAATTGCGAAATTACTATTGGATGCGATTTAACGGATTTCATTATTTCCCAAAGGCAGATTTTCCAAACGGTAATACAAAGACAAGTTGCTGCAATTGCATTGCGGACGTTGGCAATGAACCCCAACGTAAGGGTTAACCGCAATCAATCAAACGCAACCCGGATGGATATTTTGTATGAGTTGGACGGCAACACGTCCGGCGTTCGTCCCGGCGGTTTAGGTTACGACCTTAAAAAGTCTTATGAGGCGTTGCAAATAGATACGCAAGGGTTAGACCGTATCTGTTTAGCCTGCAATAACCGTGGGGTAAGATACAGAACCGTGTAATTATATAATTCAAAGGGAAAGTTGTATATAATTTCATGTAAAAGTTGTATTTATGAAACGGATAACCGATTTGCGAAAAAGGGTTGCGGATTTCAACGAGGCTTTGACGTCCGGGCGGATAATACAAAACATTATATGGGACAATGAGTCATATATAGTTGATTTGAACGCCGAGGAACAATTGTTTGAACAAGGTATTAACCGTTTGGGCGTCGAAATTTCGGATTATGCACCATACAGCCCCGTAACAATCGCAATTAAAGAGGCTAAGGGACAGCCGACAAACCGGGTAACGTTACGGGATGAGGGAGATTTTGAAAGTAGTTTTTATTTAGAGGTTGGCGACAAACAATTTGAAATTAAAGCGTCTGACTTTAAAACAGAGGATTTAATAAAAAAATACGGTCGTCAAATATTGGGTTTAACCGACGAAAATATTTCAATATTGATTTGGAAATATATTTTCCCGGATTTAATGGCAGAAACAAAAAAACAAATTTATGGCAAATAAGGTAAAAGCCCCGGTTGTTGACAACCCGGAATTGTTAGACCGGATTATTGGGAACATTCAAAACGGATTGGTTGATAATTTGCCGTGGTTGGATTATGCGTTTGGCAGGGCGGAAAGACTTGTTAAAATGAACGCAAACCAAAAACGCTATTATACGCCAAACGTGTATTCCGGGAAAAACGAATATATGGAAGTTTGCCCCGATGCGGGTATTGGTAATTTCTGTTTCTTTTGGGTTGACGACCCGCAAAATATCAGTTGGGAACCCGGAGTTGATATTGGCATAAAAACGGCGTTTTCGATTATCTTTTGGTTTGATTACAGAAAGATATACAACGATGCAAGCACACGCAACAAAGAGGATTTGAAGCGGCAAATATTGGACGTTTTGAACGGCGGTTTTTTGGTGCGAAATGGAAGTTACAGAATAAACAAAGTGTACGAATTGGCGGAAAACATTTACAGGGGCTTTTCGTTGGATGAAATAGAAAACCAATTTTTAATGCACCCGTTCGGCGGATTCCGGTTTGAGGGCGAATTGAGTATTGGAGAAACATGTAAATTGTAGTATATGGAACATTTTATTTATAACATTATTGTTGTCGCATTAATAGCGGCTTTTGTGCTGACGTTATTACGCAAATGGGGCGTCATTGAATGGGTACAGATTCACGGGAACGATTTCTTTTCAAAGATGTTTAATTGCGATTTCTGTTTGTCGTGGTGGACGTGCGTTTTGATTTGTTTCTTTGCGTTGATATTTACCGGGAACCTCTCATTTTTGGGCGTTCCCTTTTGTAGTACAATGATAACACGTGTTTTATTATGAAGAATGTACAAATAAAAGGAATGAACGTTGAGTTGTATGATTCAATCGAGGATTTGCCAATTATGCGTTTCCACAAGTATAACAAAATGCTTTTGGTTGACGCCGGGGTTGGTTCCGATTTGTCGGATTTTGACCGACATATTGAAAAGGTAATACGTTATTTGAACAGCCCAACGCCAAACATGGCAACCGTTGAGTTGGAAAATATGCGCCAAAACATATATTTCATTCAATCCGAGGTTTCCCCCCGGCATTTGGCTTTTGCCGTGTTGGTTAAATCAATAAATGGTAAACCCCGAAATGATTTGTCAGATGATGGATTGCAACAAACAATGATTCTTTTTAAAGACGTTGCAAATTCAGAGATAACCGCCCATTTGGAAGCGGTTAAAAAAAAAATAGACGATGAATTGCGTTTGTATTTTCCCCGGTTGTTCGATGATGCGACATTGAAAGAGTATTACGATAAATTGAAACAAAGAACGATTGTTGTATTACGCACAATAATAGACGGTCGGGCAACCGAGGCGGACGCAAAAGAGATTGACGACATTACGGCGGAGTTGATAACCTATTTCAACCCGCAGACGTTTACCGGGTCGGAAAGCGTGGAAATTAGGCATGACAGACAATTTGAAAATATGTGTTTGATATTGTCCCAAAATTTGCATGTTGACCCAAAGAAATTTACCGTTTTGGAATATTACAACGCATTTGAGTATATCAAGGAACAAGCCAAAAAAGCAAACAAGCAAAAAAAGGTAAAATAAGGCGATTTCCGGCGTTTTTATTTTTAGGCGATAAATTACACGTTTGAGAAAAGAAAATGAAACAGACGGGGAATTTCCCGTAAATAACTTAACAATCGGCGTATGGCAGATAATAACAACCCAATCAAATATTCGGATTTAATAAGCCCGGATAATTCGATTACAGATTTGATAAAACAATTGGATGAACTTTCGGACACCTATACAAATGCGCTGAAAAATATCAAAGCCGAAGCAATACAATTGGCGGAGATTCTGAAAAAGGTTTCCGGCGCAACGGAGGACGGGCGAAAGACAACCAAAAAAGCCGCAGACGATGCGGAACGTTTGGCACGTGCGCAACGTGATTTGGCGTTTGCAGAAAGCGAGAACGCCAAAAAGTTAGCCGAGTTAAAATTGGCACAGCAGGAAGCGAACCAAATTAATAAACTGATTGTGAAAATAAATCAATCCGCCGAGGGTAGTTATAACCGTTTATCGGCGCAATATTCATTGAATAAGATTTATTTAAACAACATGACTAAAGCCGAACGGGAAAACACCGAGGAGGGGCGAAAATTGGTTGCACAAACCAAAGAAATATACGAAGAAATGAAACGTTTGCAGGAAGCAACCGGGAAATTTCAATTGAACGTCGGAAATTATACGGAGGCGTCCGACGCAATTATTGCGTATGGCGACAAATTAAAAGAAACGTTAGGTTTAAATAGCGCATTTGGCGAAAGTCTTTTAGCGTTAGGACGTGGCGGGGCTGAAAGTAAAGCCGTTTTTACAGCTATTGGCGACGGGGCAAAAGCATTGGGAAAAACTTTGTTGGGATTACTTTCAAACCCGGTTTTTTTGGCGATTGCCGGAATTACGGCGGCGGGTGCGGCGTTTAAATGGTGGTACGATTATAACGCCGGGTTAGTTGAGGCAACGAGATTGACGCAACAATTTACCGGGAAAAGTGGCGATGATTTGAAAGCGTTTAGAAATGAGGTGCAAGCCGTCGCCGATTCATTCAACGCAGATTTCCGGGAAACATTGATTGCAACAAACGCATTATCAAAACAATTTGGTATTTCTGCAAATGAGGCATTGCAATTGGTTAAGGATGGGTTTTTAGCCGGAGGCGATGCGAACGGGGAATTTTTAGACACGTTGAAAGAATACCCGGCATATTTCAAAGAGGCGGGAATATCAGCAGACCAATTTGTTGCAATTGTTACCCAAACAAACAAAATGGGTATCTTTTCAGACAAAGGCGTTGACGCAATTAAGGAGGCAAATTTGCGTTTGCGTGAAATGACGACGGCGACGGCGGAGGCTTTGGACGGTATCGGTATTTCGTCGGAACAAGTTCAAAAAGATTTGCAGACCGGAACCAAAACAACGTTCGATGTTATACAAGACGTTTCCGCAAAATTGGCAGAATTGCCGGATAATGCGGCAACGGTCGGGGCTGCAATTGCAGATATATTCGGGGGGCCCGGAGAGGACGCCGGATTGCAGTATTTGCGCACGTTGAAAGATATTTCAACAAACATGGATGAAGTAAAAGGGAAAGCCGGAGTTTTGGCGCAATTGCAGGAGGAACAATTGCAAAGCCAAATTGAGTTGCAAAACGCATTATCCGGGTTGTTTGACGCAACCGGAGGGAATTTTGAAACGTTGACAACGCAGGCAAAAGTTTTTGTTAACCAAGGATTGACGGCGATAATAAAAGGGGTTATTGATGTTGTCAATTACTTGATTGAGTTATACAATGAAAGTGTTTTGATACGTGCAATTTGGAATGGGATTGTTGCCGGATTCAAAACAACATTTGATACGTTGGGAAATTTGTTTGGATTCTTTATTGATATAGTCAAAGCAACCGGAACCGCATTAAAGGGGGCGTTTACGTTAGATTTTGACGAAGTAAAAAAAGGATTGGCAGATTATGCAGCAGCGTACGGAAATTTGGTTAAAGCCCAAGTTAAAGACATAACAGAAAATTTCCAAGAGGGTTTGGATGGTATGCAAAAGAAAATAAAACCGTTAACAATCCCGGTTTCTGTTGGAGATACCCCGACGCCACAAACAGACAATAAGCCCGTAACGACACAGAACCCAACCGTAACGCCAAGGGGTAAAAGCGATGCGGAAAAGGCATCAGAACAACAAGCAAAGCAAATTGAAGCGGCATATAAAAAGAATTTGGAAGCAACCCGAAAATTGCAGGATGCACAATTGCAGTTGGAAACCGACGAATGGGCAAAGCTTCGCCAACAAACGCAATATCAGTATTCCCGCCAAATTGAGGATTTACAACACCAATTGCAGACCGAAAAGGATTTGAACGAAACCGGACGTCAAGCGATAAACGCCACAATTACGGCGTTGGAACAGCAACAAACCGAGGCGTTATTGAAAATCGAACAAGACCGACAATTGCAGGAATTAGCGTTACAGAAAGAAAGCATTGAATTACGTTTGCAAGCAGTCAAAGAGGGAAGCGAGCAGGAAAGACAATTGCGGATGCAGTTGTTGGAAAACGAAAGACAAACCGCATTATTACAGAACCAACAGAAACCGACCGGGCAACAGCAGGACGCCGCGGCGATTAATGCAAGTTTTGACGCAAAGGGAGCCGGAATTGCGGACGAATATTTGCAAGCGCAATTACAGATATTCGACCAACAACAAGCGTTGGCACAATCGGAGTTTGATTTGTTGAGAAATTCAGAAGCCCGGAAAACTCAATTTCGTTTGCAAGCAGAAAAGGAACGTTTGCAAAAGGTTTTAGAATTAAATCAGCAAGCCGCCAATAAATTGTCTGATGTTGAGGTACAAACAATTCAAAACACTATTAAAAAAATAGACCAAGAAATTGAGCAATCCAAAGGGGAGGAACGAGGAACAGACATTTACGGTTTGTTTGGGCTTAATTTGGACGACGACCAAAAAGAGGCAATTAATACGTCTATGCAATTTGCATTGGATGCGTTAAATACATTCACGGCGGCACGTGTTGCCGCAGCAGATGCAGCCGTTGAGCAAGCGGATAAAGAGGTTTCCGCCGCACAATCGGCGTTGGATGCAGAATTGGAAGCAAGGGCAAACGGGTACGCCAATAATGTTGTACAAGCGCAAAAGGAGTTGGATTTGGCAAAGAAAAACCAAGAAAAAGCGTTGAAAGAACAACAGAAAGCGCAAAAACAGCAGGCAGCAATACAAACATTGCAGCAAATCGGAAACATGGTAACAGCAACGGCGCTGATATGGTCGCAATTAGGTTTCCCGTTTGCAATACCTGCAATTGCCGTAATGTGGGCGAGTTTTGCAGCGTCTAAAATCAAGGCGGCGCAATTGGCAAAACAGACCGGAGGAACCGGAGGAACGGAAACATACGGCGACGGTACCGTTGAACTTTTGGAGGGCGGTTCGCACCAAAGCGGAAATGATATTGATTTAGGAACGAAACCGGACGGAACCCGCCGACGTGCCGAGGGAGGCGAATTTTTCGCCGTGATAAATAAACGAAGTTCACGCCGTTTCAGAAAGATAATACCGGACGTTATCAATTCGCTAAACAATGGTACGTTTGCACATAAGTATTTAAAATCCTATTCAGACGGCGACGGTTTGACGTTAAACGTTACCGGACAAAGCCCGGATTTACGCAATTTGTCGGATGATGTAAGGGAAATTAAGGAACAGAACCGACGACGGGTTTACGTGGATGGCGACGGAAATACGATTGAAAGTTACAAGAATTTGAAACGTAAAATAAAAAGACTATGACACCAAAATATAGATTCTTTTTGCAGATAGGGGAGGACGGAACCAAACAAACCGTCCGCCCCAATTATAAGGATGATTTAACGTTGGATTATGAGTTGGAAACAAATCAAAGGTTTTACCGGGCTAAATTGTCCGGTAAAATAAACTTTGTCCGTACTGATTACGATATTATCAATGACGCCCCGTTTGATTCTGAATTTTTCCTATATATCGAAAAAAGCGATGATTGGGGACAAACATACAATCAATACTATAAAGCAAAATTTATGAAAACAGATTGTACGTTTAATGATGATGATAAATTGGTTACGGTACAGCCGGAAACAACAGACCAATACGACGACGTTTTGGCAGGATTGGAAAAGGAATACAATTTAATAACGTTAGCCCCGACAATCCAACGGATAACGATAAACAAGCGTCCATTAATTCAAATATACGTGCCGGGGGATAGCGTTGTTTCTTGTTTTTTGGGCGGTACGAATTGGGAACAAGATGCAAACGCCACGAGCGACCACAGCGCATTAGTGCAAACGTATCATTTCGCTTTATGTAATATTTTGAAAGAAATACAGATTACGCCGAACGGTTCCCCGGCGGTAATAGGGGGATTATATACCGGACGAATGGCGACGGGTGCAAGTGCGAATAATTTCGAGGGGGAATTATACTCAAAATCAAACGTAAATTATTATATCTATATTTCGCAACAAAGAATTGACGGTTTACCGTTTGGGGCTGTTATAGTCGAGATACGCAAACGCTCCGATGATACGGCAATGTTTCGTTACTCTAAGTCTACAACGTCGCCTTTTGATACGTTGGAGTTTGATTTAACCGCTGTTGAGGGTTCCGGCGCAACGGGTACGATGCACGCCGATATGAAAAGTTATAATATATATGCCCGGTATTTGTGCGATGTGGAGAAAATCAACGATCTAAATACATATCCATTGCCCGCCGATGATATAGTTGATAATAACCGTAATTATAGGCGTGCGATTGGTTACGCAATTGACGTGGCGTTTATCTCAAACAACTTTTCAGACACCCCGACCGAGTGGGGATTAGCGGACAACGGAAAGTATTTTGCGCCGCCTTATTCCATATACGGACAAACGTTTTATCCAATTGCTCGGTCGACGTGGCGTTATGCGTCGTTGTGGTTTGGGTTTTATTTGATGGATTGGTTATTAGAGGAAAAAGCGAGGAAAGAGTATACTTTGCGGGATGCGTTCCCGGTTGCGTCTTGTATATCTGTTTTGCTTAATCAGATTGCGCCCGGTATAACCCACGAAGCGACAGCGGAATATAGCCAATTTTTATACGGCGGAAACAATCCAATATCCGGGTTGAATTTCCGGTTGTTTGTATCGCAGAAAACAAACATTATAAACGGGGAATATCAGCAACCCGCACAAAAAGCCCCGACGACCTTACAACAATTTACCAATATGTTACGGGATTGTTTTAAATGTTATTGGTTCATTGAGGACGGCAAATTTAAAATCGAACATATCCAATATTTCCGCAATGGCGGTTCCTATTCCGGCGGGGCTATATTAAGCCACGATTTGACAAAGGAATTGAATTTGCGCAACGGGAAACCGTGGGCGTTCAACACGTCGGAATATTCGTTTGATAAGGTCGATTTGCCGGAACGTTACCAATTTGAATGGATGGACGACGTTACGGCGGCATTTGAAGGGTTGCCGATACAAGTAATAAGCAAGTATGTAACGCCCGGAAAGGTTGAGGAAATTAATATATCAAACTTTACGTCCGATATTGATATGATGTTGTTAAACCCCGGCAATATGAGTTCGGACGGGTTCGCCTTGTTTGCCGCCGTTCCGCCAACGTCCGGGTCGCAATGGATATTACCATTTACCCGCCAAACTATTAACGGGGTCGAATACTTTTTGCAAAACGGATATTTGGCGTTTATCAATCTGCAATCCCCGTATTGGTTATATGATTTACCCGCCCGTCGTGTATCAATAAACGGTTCCGAGGTTTACGCATACGGTATTGAGAGAAAGAAGAAACAAACGTTTAGTTTTCCGGCAAATGACGACCCAAACCCGATGCAACTAATAAAAACGTATATCGGTAACGGTCAAGTTGATAAATTAAGCGTAAATTTGTGTAGTCGAAACATTAAAGCAACGTTGAAATATGATACAGAATAACAACATAAGCGTTTTACCGTGGTACACGTCAATAAATGAACAGAACCACAGAAAAAGTTACGCATACGGCGCAATTTACCCGTTATTTGCCCCGGCTGATAGATTGTTGCCGTTTCAGATAATAAGAAACACACGGTCAAACAATGTTACGTCAGTGGTATTGTATGAAAAAACCGGAAAGCAAGTTGCAAATATAACGAGGTATATGAAAGAAACCGGATTGCAGATTATCCGGTTTCAAACATTGGGTTATGATGTTATATTGTACCCGTCAATATTACCTATGCCATTAAATCAGTTGGACGGAATATATTATATGACGTTATCGGATGGCGTGCAAACATGGTATTCTGAAATGTTCACGGTTGTACAAGATGTTTCCGGTTACTTAAAAATACAATGGTGGGATATAGAAAATTTGGTATTTGACGCCGGGCAAATAGTCTATAAAAACCCGGATTTCAAAAATACGTTGTACCTTTGTACAGAGTTAGGAAAACCGGATTATGAATTTGAAGAGGACGGCGAAGAACGGGACGGGTATTTTTTCCCGGAAAAACAAATATCAGTCAAAACGTTTAAATGTACGATATTGGCACCGGAGTTCCTTTGCGACGTTATGCGTTTTATCCGTATGGCTGATTACATTCACATAACAGATAAATACGGAAGGGAATACGATTGCGACACGTTTCTAATTACCCCAAAATGGCAGACGCAGGGAGATTTGGCGAGCGTGGAAATTGAATTTAAAACAAATACCGTCGTCAAGAAAATAGGACGTGGCTATATAATAGCAAACAAAGGAGATTTCAACGGCGATTTCAATAATGATTTCAACAACAATTAAATTTCAAATTATGGGAAATTATGAACAATTAAAACAAGCGGTTTCCGATGTTATAAAAACAAATGGAAACCAAGAAATTACCGGAGCAATATTGCAAAATGCTTTATTGACTATTATTTCAACGGTAGGTGCAAATTCAACATTTGCAGGAATAGCAACGCCAAATACAAATCCCGGAACACCCGACCAAAATGTATTTTGGATTGCGTCATTACCCGGTCAGTATATCAATTTTTCAAACCAAATATTAGATGATGAAGTATATATATTTAAAAACAATAATGGAAGTTGGGTAAAAGTAGATACCGGAATTGCAAATATATACAAAGTAAATGGATTCAAACAAAAAGTATTTGGCTTATTAGAAAAATCAGCCGAGGCGACACAAGGCAGTGCGTTACAAATAATTCAAAACGGATATTGGGCGAAAGGTACCGTTTTAAAGTTGTCTTTAAATTCAGACGATGCGCAGATTTCAAGCATTGCATTT